CGCACATTACGCAGCGCCATTGATCTTGAGAAGGCAATGCGCGTAGCTACATCTACTCCAATGCCATCTGGTGTTATTAAAAATACAGGTGCGGATTTAGCACCAGCCGAAGTTCAGGGAATTCTATCGGCATGGAAAGCAGCGCGTGAACAACGCAGCACCGCTTATCTAACTAGCACACTTGAATATCAGCCAACGTCATTTAGCCCACGCGACATGATGTTTGTTGATGCAATTCAAAACACAGCTACTCAAATTGCACGAATGATGAACGTTCCTGCCTATTACATCAGCGCAGATATGAACAACAGCATGACTTATGCAAATGTTCAAGATGAACGCAAACAATTCGTTGCGCTATCACTCGCACCGTACATCAACGCAATTCAGGATCGTTTGTCCATGGATGATATAACGGCGCGAGGCAATGTTGTTAAGTTTGATGTTGATTCTGCTTTCCTTCGGGTTGATCCGATGGAGCGTCTGAACGTCATTGAAAAAATGCTATCTCTCGGCTTGATTACACTTGATCAAGCAATGGAAATGGAAGATCTAACACCAAATGGAAACGAAGATGTTACTTCAGTTCAGTAGTGACGTTACCTGCAATGCAGAGGAACGCACGATCACCGGCAAGATTGTCCCATTCGGTGATTCAGAGGTCGGATATACGAATGTCGGCAAAGTCGTATTTGAAGCTGGCTCAATTGAGATTCCGACAAACCCAAAACCAAAGCTTCTATTAGAGCATGATGCTAAGAAGCCAATTGGTCGCCTGATTTCGTTTACTGAGGATGAATCAGGAATTTATGCAACCTTCAAGGTAGCAAATACATCGCGCGGCAATGACGCGCTTATTGAGGCAAGCGAACAACTCCGCAGCGGTCTATCCGTTGGCGTTGAAGTTATTGCTGGCAAGAAAGATAAAGATCGTTATCGCGTCAAATCAAGTTTGCTCAAAGAAGTTTCGCTCGTTCAGGCAGCAGCCTTTAAGAGCGCAGAAGTTTTGAGCGTTGCGGCTTCTGAACAAGATGAAGAAGTCGTTGAACAACCAACCACAAACGAAAGCGAGGCAGTCGTGGAGAATACTCCAGACACCGCAACCGTTGAGCCTAAGGTCGAAGCCCCTGCGGTAGAGGCTGCTCGCCCAACTGTTGCTGCACCAATTTATGCGAAGCCACGTATTAACGTGACTCCACTCGCGATGCTTGAGAACACCATTAAGGCAAATATCTTCCATGACGAAGATGCTCGCCAATGGATCGCAGCAGCATCCGATACCGATACAGTAAATGACGTTCCTGGTCTTGTACCAACTCGTCAGCTAACTGAAGTAATCAATCCAAAGACAACCGGCGTCCGTCCAGCAATCGAGGCTATCTCAGCTGGCACACTTCCAGATGCAGGTATGAAGTTTCAGATTCCACGCGTTAAGACCGCTCCAACTGTTGCAGAGGTAGCAGAGGGCGCAGCGTTCTCCGATACACAGACTGAAATCGAATACATTGATGTCAATGTCAAAAAATATGCTGGCATGCAGCAATTCAGCGTAGAAGTTCTTGACAGAACTTCACCAGCGTTCCTTTCTGAGCTTCTCGCTCTCATGGGCGATGCTTATGCCAAGGCAACCGATTTCGCAGTTATCACAGAACTTGCTGCAAGCGGAACCCTTGACTCAACTGCAACAACCCTTCCATGGGACGGCGCAGAATTTTCGTCATTTATTGCACGTGCAGGTGAATCCATCTACACAAACACATTCAAGTTTGCAACCGGTGTAATTGTTACTCCGAAGCAATGGTCAAACATTGTCGGTTTGGTTGATGGACAAAATCGCCCAATCTTCAATGCAGCAGCTCCACAGAACGCAGCCGGTGATCTATCAGTTAGCGCGATCCGCGGAACTGTTCTTGGACTCCCACTCTATGTGGACTACACATTCTCTGGTGAAGGCGATGACTCCATCATCGTTGTAAACCGCGATTCTTACACATGGTATGAATCACCACGCCTACAACTCCGCGCTGAAAAGGTCGGAACGGGCAAGGTTGAAATCGGAATGTACGGCTATGGCGCAATTGCTACAAAGGTTGCCGCTGGAGCGTTCACATTCAACAAGGCGTAATAGCCTAGAAGTAGAGTTACCCCGCCGCACAGCCCTTGCGGCGGGGCTAACATAGAAAGGATAAAGAAATGCCAGCAACATTTGTTACCGAAGCTGAATTACGCAGCGCGCTCGGTATTGGCAACCTTTATTCATCGGCGGTTGTCGAGGAGTGCTGCCAAGCGGCTGAAAACATTGTTAAATCAAAACTCTGGTATAACGAATTTCCCGTGGTTGCTCATGAAAGCACCACAAGCGTTGCGACA